ATACTGATCCTGCAGCTGGAGTCATTTATTTTGAAACTGAGTCTGCCATTTCTAAAGACATGATCGAGAGTCGTGGTATTGACTCTAGTCGAATGATTATATTTCCAGTTAATACAATCGAAGAGTTTCGTACTCAGTCCGTGAGGATCATCGATAAATATATGGAACAACCAGAGGACGAGCGCAAACCATTGATGTTTGTGTTAGACTCCTTAGGTAACCTTGCTACCAACAAAGAAGTTGAGGATGCCACGAACGACAAGAACGTTCGTGATATGACAAAAGCACAACTGGTCAAGTCTGCTTTCAGGATCTTGACACTCAAGCTTGGCAAGGCTAACATACCAATGATCGTCACCAACCACACCTATGATGTTATCGGGTCTTATGTTCCAACCAAAGAAATGGGCGGGGGAAGTGGTCTCAAGTATTCCGCCTCTACAATCGTTTATCTCGGAAAGAAAAAGGAGAAGGATGGAACGGATCTCATCGGAAACATTATCAAATGCGAGGCTAAGAAGTCTCGTTTGACACGGGAAGGATCGAAGGTAGAGACTAGACTGTACTTTGACGCTAGGGGCTTGGAGAGGCACTATGGATTACTTGAGATTGGCGAGCGAGCAGGATTGTGGAAAAATACTGCTGGACGCTATGAGATTGATGGAAAGAAGATCTATGCCAAAGCAATCCTCAAAGACCCAGAAACGTACTTCACCCCCGAAGTCCTAGAGGCAATCGACGCTCAGGCACAGAAAGAATTTTTGTATGGCACAGATGACGACTGAGAAAATTGAACTATCAATCCTCAGAAATCTCTTGTTCAATGAACCATTCTACCGTAAGGTAGTTCCATTTGTTAAACCTGAATATTTTGAGGACCACCATGAACGTATCATTTACGAGGAAGTTTGGAACTTCGCTAGTAACTACGATACTGTCCCTACTTCGGAGGTTCTTATCATCAACCTCCAGGATCGTAAGGACATTACTGAGGAGGCGTACTCGACGGCGGTACAAACCCTCAAGTCCTTTGAGGACATCCCAGTTGAACACAACTGGTTACTTGACACCACCGAGAAGTGGTGTAAAGACAGAGCAATCTACCTTGCCCTACTCGAATCGATCAAGATTGCTGATGGAGGTGAAGCAAAGGTATCGAAGGACGCGATTCCCTCAATACTACAGGAAGCTCTGGCTGTTTCGTTCGACGAGCATGTAGGACACGACTACGTTGACAACGTTCAAGAACGTTATGAATACTATCACATGGAGGAATACAAGACTCCGTTTGATATTGATAAGTTCAACATTGTCACTAAAGGTGGACTGTCTAACAAGACATTGAACATTGCTCTTGCTGGTACTGGCGTGGGTAAATCTCTGTTCATGTGTCACATGGCATCTGCTAGTCTTTCTCAGGGTAAGAATGTTCTCTATATCACTATGGAGATGTCGGAAGAGAAGATCGCTGAACGTATTGATGCTAACCTACTTAACGTTAACATCAAAGACATTTCTGATATTCCTGAGCAGATCTTCACCCAACGTGTCCAGGAGATTGGTAGAAAAACTCAAGGTCGTTTGATCATCAAAGAGTATCCTACTGCCTCTGCTCATGCTGGACATTTCAAAGGACTCCTCAATGAGTTGTCGTTGAAGAAGTATTTCAAACCAGATATTATCTTCATCGACTATCTAAATATCTGTGCTTCTTCTAGGTACAAAGGACACATTGTCAATAGTTATACCTATGTTAAAGCAATTGCAGAAGAACTCAGGGGTCTTGCTGTTGAGAACGACGTACCAGTCGTATCAGCAACTCAAACTACTAGGAGTGGTTTCGGTAATAGTGACGTTGACCTCACCGACACTTCTGAGTCCTTTGGTTTACCTGCCACAGCAGACTTTATGTTTGCTCTCATTAGTACCGAGGAGCTTGAACAGTCTGGCAGAATCATGGTTAAACAACTTAAAAACAGATACAACGATCTCACATACTATAGACGTTTCACCGTGGGTATTGACAGACCGAAGATGAAGCTCTATAATGTTGAGGATTCAGACGCTGACAACATTCTCGATACAGATGATGATGACACGTTTGAAACATTTGAAGATGCTTCTTCTAAACAAAACCGCCTAGATAAATTCTCCAAATTTGTAATATGACAATCAATTTTTCTCGCTATGAAACTTTCGTTGACGCTGTGACCTCAGATGCTTCTAAAGATTTTGTCGCTCTTGCTGACCGTATGGTTGAGCTTGATCGAAAGGGTGCCAATATTGAGCGTCTTCTTACTGCTGGTGTTGGGATTAATGCTGAAGGTGGTGAGTTTCTTGAGATCGTTAAGAAGATGGTCTTCCAAGGTAAGCCTTGGGACGAGCATAATCGAGAGCACCTTATTATTGAATTGGGTGATCTTCTTTGGTACGTAGCACAAGCAACTCAGGCATTGGGTGTCTCCTTTGAGGAAGTTATCGAACGTAATATCACCAAGCTTGAGAAGAGGTATCCAGGTGGAAGTTTTGATATTTACTATTCGGAGCATCGTCAAGAAGGCGACCTGTAAATGCTTAGTCTCTGGATTCATACGGTAGCATTCTTCCAAGTGGTTGTGGTAAATTGTATCCAACCAGTTAACTGGCAGTATTGCTACCGTGTTGACCAGTGGTTAGTACCAGAAGTAATCGAAGGATATAAGATATGGTCTGGTAAAACTCATCCATACCAATCAGAAAAAGACTATCTAGAAGACCTTCCCTAAATATTAGGGGAGGATTTTTTTATGGCATATTCTCAAAGACCAGCAAGCGTAGAGGAAGTTCTATCTATGGCTGTTTCTGGTGGATATAAACCAGAAAAGGTAGATGCTATACTGGATCTTTATAACTATCTACGAGCAACCTATAAGAACATTGATAAACCTCTGCTTCTTCAGTCAGCAGCGGGTAAGAATGAAGTTAAAGTTATCCCTTCAATCCTCGCTTCAGACTCTAGTTTAGATATTGCTGATAAAGCAAAGTCTGGTAAGACACTTGCTAGCAGAGCAGGTGTAAGACTAAGTATTAAATTTGGAATTGGTAGTAGTTCTGGTAATGGTGGTATCAGATACAACATGGGCAATGCCGCCGAGGGAATTCTTGCTGCTGCTATAGTGGCACGGTTCATTAACAAGGCGAGAAGAATTAATGCTGCCGATGTTGTGAAGGTTCTCGACCAGTTAGAGTCTGGTGTTACTACTAGAGGACAGAGAACATCGTATGTTACAAAGACTTTTAAGTCACCGAACTTTAAGACAGCAAAGGAAACTAAAATTGTTTTAGATGATGATGTAAAAGTTGAGATCGCTTTGTCTCCAACAAACATGGCATTGGTATTCCCTGATCATTTCTTTGGTACTGATGTAGAAGAAAAATCTCAAGCACTAGTTGACCGAGCATCTATTATTGAACCGTGTATACAGTATGCCAACAGTAGAGAGATCTCTTTACTGTCAAATGTGATGTACTATAACAGGGTGAAAGATAACATTCACATCAATGCTGATGGTGTTGGTGATGAGACAGGAACTAAAGTTGATATCTATTTGACTATCAATGGTAAGAAGAGTATTGATATTCCAGGAAGATATTCTTCTCCACGATCTAAAGGTGGACTGCCAACCAGTCAGAAGTTAAACATAACTCAGATCTCATTGAAGAGAGAAGTAAACCAATTTGCTCAGGTTGGTGGATGGGATATTGAAACTGTCCAGAATCTTTGGGGTAGAATACTTGGAGAAGATATAAGATCAAACTCTCAACTGGTCAGAATCTATGAAGAAGAGAATAATGAGACCCATTTGACTACTAAGCATCACGCCGCTGCTGTAATGGGTAAAGTATATACCTGGGCAAACAATAGACTCCAAACTAAATTTAGAGATGCTAGATGGAGAGAGCATTTCGTAGATACAATACATAATTTTGCTACATATAATGAAGAGAACGTAGCTCTAGTAGAAATTGTTGGTTCTACGTTTGAAAGATATGATATGAGGAAACTACTGCCAGCATTGAACGGTGTACCATCTGCTGACATTCCTCCAAACCTAAAACTGTCCTCAAGGATCAGGATGTCCACCCCTCAGAACGCTACTAGTAGTCCTTTGCCAGTTGTCGTAGTGTCTGTGGAGAACGCCAACAACGGTCAGACCCATGATATACTACAGATAAGACACAAGATCGAGTGGGGTGGAACCGCTATCCGAAACTACGTTGAGAAACAACCTGGACTTCACACCTACGCTTTCGGTTAATCATGTCAGCTAATCTTCACCTAGAACACCTAGAAGATAGCATCCTGTTCGACGGAAGTCAGGGTGCCACCGATGCTTTTATGTTTCTTGATGAGCTTGCCCGTGTCTTTAGTGGACAAGGCAACAACTCTTTTAAAATTACAACTAAGTGGGATGGTGCTCCCGCTGTGTTTTGTGGCATATACCCTGGCACCACACGATTTTTTGTTGGTACTAAATCTGTATTCAACAAAAATGCTAAGATAAATTTTAGAGACTTAGATATTGACGCCAATCACGGTCATGCTCCTGGACTCGTTTCTAAACTGAAAGACGCCCTCAAATATTTTCCTACCCTTGGTATCAATGGGGTGGCACAGGGTGATCTTCTGTTCACAGACGACAAGAAGTATGAAACCATCAACGGGGAGAGATGTATCACATTCACTCCTAACACAATTACATATAGCATACCAGAGTCCTCCGCTCTCTACGCCAAGGCTGACAAAGCGAAGATCGGAGTTGTCTTTCATACAACGTATTCAGGGAGTAGCGTGGATAGTCTTAACGCTTCTTTTGGTTACGATATAAGCAAACTCAATAAGTCTGACGACGTGCTAGTATTGAGTGCCGAGACGGGTCAGATTGGCAAAAATGTACTACTCACCAATCAAGAAGTGGCAAGGCTTAAAACTATGAAGAGAGCATCCACTACCTTCATCCGACAGTCATCTAGTTTCCTAGATAGTGTGGCAGAACAGATCGCCGCTAACGATCAGTTGACTGTAGGACCACGACTGAAGATCTACTTTAATACCTATGTCAGACAGGGACGAAGAGTTAATAGTGCTACTAACTTTGTACGTGATTTTAAGCAGTATTTTGAGGGAGAGGTTAAAAAGGCGGTAGACAAAGTTAAGACACCTAAGGCAAAGGCAGGTAAACTTGCCAAACTATATGCTGGACTGGACTTTATCGAAGCAAACGAGACAGCATTACTCAAGACTATTGGTCTATATACTACACTACAGCAAGCTAAACTATTGTTTATTCGTAAACTAGAGACGGGTGAACGTATTGGAACATACTTGAGAAGCGAGAATGGTTATAAAGTAACTGCTCCTGAAGGATATGTTGCCATCAAAGATGGTACTACAGCAATCAAACTAGTGGACAGACTACAGTTTAGTGTTGCCAACTTCAATGTATCTAAAGACTGGGTTGACGGGAAATGAGTAGAGTAGTCTTCACATTTGGTAGGTTCAATCCTCCCACCATTGGTCATGAGAAGTTGATCAAGGCGGTCGCTACTCAGGCTGGTCGTGATGACTACTTTATTTTCCCTAGTCATTCTCAGGATAAGAAGAAAAATCCATTAGATTCTAAGACTAAGACGGACTTCATGAAGTTGATGTTCCCTCGTCACAAGGATCATATTGTTTATGATACTAGTATCAAGACACCTATCCATGTGTTACAGCATTTACAGGGTGAATATGAGAACATTACTATGGTTGTAGGTAGTGATCGTGTTCCTTCCTTTACAGGTATGTTGACGAAGTACAATGGTGTGGAGTATACTTTCAGGAACATTGAAGTAGTCTCTGCTGGTGAGAGAGATCCTGATGCTGATGGAGCAGCGGGTATGTCTGCTAGCAAAATGAGAGCAGCAGCATGTCAATCTGACTTCAATAGTTTTAGATCTGGTATACCATCCTCTGTTCCAGATAGAAAATGTAGAGAATTGATGGAAACCATTGTCGGTATCATGCTATGAAAGATTTTAAAGAAATTAAAAAAGCAGCGGACCAGCAAAGATTCCGTTTGAAAGAGGTATATCAACCAGGAGACCTAGTGTTTAACACTAATACTGGGGACAAGGGAGTGGTACATAGATCAGGTGTGAACTATGTTATTGCTGTTACTGAAGAAGGAAAAATGTTTCGTGCTTGGGTAAAAGACATACGTGAAGTACAAGAGACTATAAATAAAGAAAGGAAAAGTAGTATCTTTACAAATAATGGAAAGGCAGAAACCAACGACTGACATTAAGCATAACGATGATTTCTCGAAAGCACTAGTTGAATCCTATAGTCGCTGGATGGACGGCGGTGGGTTCGGTTGGCATCTTCATGAAAAAGAAGAAGTTGCTGAAGCAATCCCTGCTCCCGTGAAAAAAGAACTAGCAACACCCGAACGTGAGGGTGGTGCTGATGCTTCTACATCAATCCCCGATCTTTCTGGTAAGGAGGAGAAGAGTGACGAAGGTGGTAAAGATATTAAGGCAGGAGCTGGCGCTCCCGATGTTGCTGCTGATCTACGTACTGGTGCTGGCAACAAATATTCACTCGGAGCTGAAATTAGGGACACCACGAAGGTGGTCGCTAAGGAGTCGTGTGACACTTGTTCGTCTTGTGGAGGGAAGGGGTGCTCCAAGTGTCAGACGGAA